CCAGGCTCGCACTAGACCGGTTAGACCGATCAGACCCCCCAGGTGTGACTAGTACCCAGGGCTGCTGCGGCTCCGTGCCGCCTGCTTTTACGCTTTGAATGTTCAATTGATTTTTACTTTTTGTTGCTATGCGCCTTAGGCGGGGTGTTAATTGGCATTGCAAGTAGCCAAATCCGGTTCTAGCGGCCGACGTTTATTAAGTGGCGTTATGTCGAAGACCACTCCTCTCCAGTCAAGGATATTATAGTAGAACTATATACAATTAGTTTTATAACTGGACGTACACACACGCATTGAGAAGAAGACCAAAAGGAAGTTTGCCGACTCGATCAATCGATGACGAAGTCTGGGGACACACTAGTAATCTCGATATTACTCTTCGTCGTACCGGCGGAGACGTTTGTCTGAAACCACGCTCCCGGACCAGTGATCGTAAAGAGAATCGCTCTTGAGGTGTTAGCCGGAGCCACACCCGTGGCGACTTGGACGACCGTGCAGTTCGTGAGGGTGGCGACAGGATTGTTAGCTGCGTTAGAAACGTCCCAAAAGACGGTGGCGAGGTATTTTCCGGACGCCTGGTTCGGTGGAAAGGTGAACCTGGAGCCGGTGCCAACTGTCTGCGTAAGTACGATAGTATTGTCGGTGGTGACGATGTTCGTGTTAGGATACATGGCACCGCCAGCAATGGACTGACCGACCACGCAGATGTGGTTGCCTAGCGCGCCGAACGGCACCAGGTTCTTCTTAAGGAAGCTGATGTCGTATGAGACCCACAACTCCCCCAGGAGGACACCCGCCGTATTGCACCCTTGGGTGCAAATCTGGAAGTTGCCCAGGCTGGAGAAAAGGGGAGAAGTGGTTGGCGAGGTTTGCGTGTACATGCATCGCATGGGGCGCTCGGAAGGGTCGCACTCGACACCATGTAAGACGCTCTCGCTGGGTTTGGTAACTACGGCATAGTCGGAGTTTTCGGCCTCCTGAGAGGTGGCATAGAAGGCGTCGGTGGAGTCGTAATCGGTGGCGAGAACGACTTTGCCGAGGGCCTGAGAGGTGCCATTGTACTCAGAGGAGGTTGTAATGTACTCGAAGACGATGCCGTGCGGAATCCATTGGTCAAAGAGGGGAGCAATATTCGACAACCACGGGAACGTTTGCTGATTCGCGGGGTTGATAGCGTACGGCGTGTTAGTAAAGACCGTGGCGGAGCCCGAGAGGGCCCCAGAGAACACATTCCCAATATATTCTCGTTCACGGACTCTAATGGCACGGGATTCGGATCCGAAAGTGGGAACAACAGGGCCATGAACTTCTCCTTTCATGAGACTGTTGCCTTTCAGAGAGTAATCTCCCATACCGAACAGGCTGGCGAGGCCAGAACCGGCCTGGGCGCCTAGGTCCCCAAGACCAATACGCGAACCCAAAGCGCGTCCTGCGGACGCGGCAATGTTTCCGAGTTTAGGGGTCTTGAGGAGGGTGCGCTCGAGGTGATCGATCTTGGCTTCGATACGCTTGTCGAATTTCTCAATCCTCTTGACGTCTTCAGAATAGTCTCCGCGACCTCGCAGGTTAGCGGGTCGGGAACTCTTCGTTTGTTTGTTCTTCTTTGGCATGTGATTAACGGGGTTGCGATGTGTAAACACGTATTTAGTACGATTTATCCCATCACCGACTAAGAGTCGACCGCGACAACGTCTAGCACTCGAGGCCAGGGTACCACGGCGGGGAGGGACGTCACGTTCGCGAGTAGCGAACAAAACGCCTCATGGTCCGCACGCGTGAGCCCGTAACGGCGCTCGATGAACTCCCACGTCTCGGGGGTCGCCTCGTGGTCCGCGACGGCAGACCGATCGTCTCGGTGGGCCGTCGCGGTGTCGTTAGACAATCGTCGGTGAAGTGCCATAAATTCGCACAGAAATGGGACGAAACTAACCGACTCGGTCATACCGATAGCGGCGCTGCGCATGTTCGTCAGGCCGACCGAAGTCGTCCAGCCGAAACGCGTGAGCGTCCTACCGATCTTGGGGCCGAACACAATCCCGTCGGATGTGGGGTACGGCACCGTTGACACGAACTCCACCTTCGCAGAGTCGGCAGTGGCGAGGTAAGTGACCTCAAGCCCTAACACCGCCAAGCGGCCGTTGACAACATCTTCGGACAAGTCCAAGATGTGCCTCTTGCCGATCAGCAGGAAATCGTCTCCGCAGTCCCAGATGCCATAGGTGCTCGAGGACGGCTCCCCGAACACGTGGACAATAGCTGGTAATGCGACTGTGAAATTACCCTTCGACGTTGCACTATCGCCGGACACACGGCGTGGCTTCTTCAGCTTGAAGCGGATAGGCAACCCTTGCATACTCCCGAACGGTGGAGTGTCGTGCACGAACGTCACGTCGGTGGGGGCCTTGGCCACCTCGAGGGTTTTACGCTCGAAGCGGTTTGACCCGTCTCCTTGGCGACAATCGTACCTGGCAAAGTCGCCGACACCATAGAACGCGGGATCGCCTGGTCGTGAGAACAAGTCGGTCCAGATCTCAAAGATCTCTCCCATCTGCTCGGCGGTCGCGGAGACCATCCAGATGCAGAAGTTGTCGGGCACCACGGGGAACTGGTCACGGAGAGAGGAAGCGTGTCTCCAATGCCAGGGGCCGGTGGCAGCCAACGCGCGTTGGGTGCGGCCGAGGACTACTCGCGGGTCATTGAACGTCACGCCGTCGATGGTGACTTGGCCCGTTTTCTCCCTCTTGACAATGCCACTCGTAGCAAGGTCGGATTTTTCGAGGCTTCGATTGGCGAGGGACGACCGAGCGGACTCGAGGTCGCCGTGCCTACCGGGTGGGAACCGACTCAACCATGTCTTCCACGCCTCCGTGGTGGTGTGATCTTCCAACACCACCAGTGCGAATCGGTGTAGCACAGATTCCGGAGAGTCAACGCGATGCACAAGCGATGACCACGCGTCATTCCACTCGCCGTGCCCCGTAGGGTTGGCTGCGAGCAGTCGGGTGGTGAGAGCGCTAACCGCGGATTCTAGAGTCTTCGGGATGTAACTAGGACCGACGTCGCAGAAGACCACGCCCGCAGCGCGCAGTCCATGCTGATCTTCCTGCGTGTCGAAACGGGGAGGAAGGGCGCCGCCGACGCGCAGTTGCGCGCCGGGAGCAAGGGGGGGGGCGGTCTTGGGGCGCAGTGCGCCGGGGAACCGCAGCTCTTTGCCGTAATGATACACACGGCGCCCAGGGGTGCTCACCAGGCCGGAGCGTAGAGAGGCCCACTGATTCGCCTCCGCGCTGTGGTGCGCGGTGCGTCTCTGGCGGGCATCGTACGCGGCGGACAAGGCGATGGCACTAAGCCCGGCCACGCCCAGAGGGTGTAGCGAGGCGATCGTGCCCACCAGGACGGCGCCGGAGTAGAGCCAGGGGCCGAGGCCCCCGACGCTGGTGTAGTAGCCAATGGTGGCGGCGCTTGAAGCGATGCTGACGACCTCGGTGACCCCCAACTCGCGAAGGGGGCGGAGGCTGAGAGCACGCTCGTGCGCGGCCCAAAGGCGGCTGTGGAGGTGGGAGACGCGACCGAGGCCGACGGTCTCCAACTCCACGCACAACACCATGGCGGCGAGCGACGCGTAAAGCGCGGACTCGGCGACCATACTCGACGGGTAATTCATCTGGGCCAGGATGCGGCGGGCTCGAGCAAGAAAGGTCTGGTAGAGCGCTGGTGTGCGAATCTGACCGAGACCCAAAATGGCGAGCTCGCTTGCGAGGCCACGCGGCAAAGGGACATACTCCCCTCCCTGCACTTCGAGAAGCAGGGTTGTGCCATAAAAGAGAGCGCGTCTGGCTGGCACGCACACTACGTCCAGATTTGGCGACACGGCGACCCGGTTGACAGCAGTGGTAAGGGCAGTGGAGGCTCCGAAGAGCGCCGTGCTGCTAGTATCCAAAGCGTCTTCCAGGGTGGCGTCCGGTGGAACCAGACACCCAACCGTGGCGTGCACAATCTGAAACCTATAGATGTGGGTGTCGCCCCTTGAGGGGGAACACCTGGACCATATGAGGCTTGCAGGACCGTCATCGAATTCACAGGGGAAGGACCCTGGGGCTAGCCATGCCATATTGCTATGCACGTACTCGTGGTTGTCTCCCGCGGCCACGCAGCGGATGTCTCCGTGCTTGTCCGTGTGATACTTAATGCAACCTCCGCAGGCCGTGCCAGCGACATTGAACTCGTGAACGATGGCATACAAACTGGTCCAACCATTCGCGATGAAAGCTTCCACAATATCAGTCGCAGAGACATAGTACAACGTGTGCACCATGGTCGCGACGTCATATCCAATGGTGTGCGTGCACGTCTGCAACGTGCAGTCACACCACTGGGCACCGATCTGCCGGGCGTCGGCTTGTCGGTATGCATCGTTCGGCACGATGAGTGGAATCTGCGAATGCGATTGAATCCTTCCGTCGGAAACAAAAGCAAGGGCAGAACTGCGTCGCCTAGCGTTCGAGCCAATGTCTACGACACGAACATCACCAACGGGGTAGTCAACCTGGATGGCTTTGATCATGTCACATTCAGCAGCGAAACGCTCGACGGCGGCAGCGCCGTGTGGGTTTTTCTTGGCACCCACCGGCCAATTTGCGCGGATTCCGATGGAACTGAGGTACGCCCTCTGCTCCTCCGGTACCTTGAAAAGGACGTTGAAAACATCCACATCCAAGTCGACCACGCGCGCGGTCGGGTCCTTTGTCGTGTCAGAAGGTGCTTGAGGCATCATAAGGAGAGTCGAAAGGCGGTGGGGAAGGTCAAAGAGGCTATCTACTTTCGTGTGTACGAAAGTGAAGCCAAG